AAGGGGTTATTCGCCCTTGTCACCAGAACGAACAGGGTTGTATTGCCCTGATTACAAATAACCCACTAGCCCCTTAATTGGGGTTTTTGGGTGAGGCATGGCTCTCTGCAAAGAGTCCATATTAACCCATTTTGGCGCTTTCTGACGAGATAAGCCGCACCTACTGCGAAAGTGTAGGACGTATTCACATGATGATTGTGGTGTAACGGTAGCATTACAGGTTACAACGAAAGTTGACCGCAAAGGCGCTGGCGGGGGTATAGGTTCGAATCCTATCAGTCATCAGTTGAATACGTTAACAGGTAAATCAAGCGCAGAGACCAACTGCCAACGTAGCAAAACAAACGGTTACGGCTATACCGGCTAGCAAGCGTATTTGGCAATGGGGAAGTCATAGGGTTGCGGGATCGCTGGCCGAAGAACCAAAAGTTTGAATTAAAAGGTAAAACCTAAAGCCAGCCTAGTCGCTGGCTTTACAGGTACCAGAACCTGCAAGTCTGGTAACTATATAGCTGTAGCGCCTACTGCTTAGTGTAGGGCTTAAAAAGCAGACAATAAAAAAGCCCGGTCAATGCGCTGTGAACGCTACGGGCTTAATTATCATCAACGAGGTAAGTATGAGTCAATTAGAAAAAAATATCAACATTCAGGTTTACGGAAATAAAGCACAGCTATCAATAGCTAATGGCTTTAATACAACACCTATGACACGCAGAGAGATTAAACAGCTAATCGATGACGCTATCAAAGCTGAACACTCTATGTATCGCGCTGAAGTCCGTGAGAAGTCTAATTTAAGGGTGGTGGGATAATGAGAGCCGCCACAGTAACAAATATCAACCAAGGTAAGCGAGAGATGCCCAGCGAAAACGGTTATGTGAGCCTATGGCGCGATATTAACAAGCAAGCATGGTCTAAGAACGTTTTTTATTATGGTGTCTTCACAAAGCTTTTAACGATGGTTCAGTATAAAGATTATTCAACAACTTATAAGAATGTTGATGTTGATCTGAAGTCCGGTGAATTTGTTACATGTTACTCAGACATAATGAATATGTTTAATGAATTTACAGATAAAGATCACGCAAAAAGGATAGTTAAAAAGTTCAAATCATTAGGTCAGATTTACACAAGAGAGTTGAAAGACGGCAAGGTAAATATAGGGTTTATTTTAGGTTTTAAAGGGTGGAATAAGTGGCAAATCCAGACCCCACCCCCAACCACACCCCTGACCCCACCTGAGAGCGCTAATTTAAAGGCATTAGAGGGAGGTAAAACCACACCCAAAACCACACCCCAAACCACACATATAAACAATAATGTTTTTAACAATCTTAAAAGAGATGCTGGTTTTGACAACCAGCGCATTAGTTTTTTAGAACTTAGAGAAAATGCATTTAACCACTTTTGGCAAACATGGTCAGATGCTAAAAAATTACTTGGTGCAAAAAACACAGCAACTAAGTCAAAGACTAAAACCAAATTTCTTGGAATGTTTCCAGACTCAATGGTTAATCGTCTTGGGGAAAAATGTTTTAACGATGAAATTAACGACCTTTGCAAACTAGCATGGATAGCACATTCTGACATTGCCGAAAAAGATAGCACCGGACAACAATCAGATTGGTTTAATCACCGCAACATGTGGCCTGACAAATTCCTATCCAACAAGCAGTGGAGGGAGTCAGAATGGAAAATCTAAAACTTCCGCCTTACAGCATTGAGTCAGAGCAAAGCGTTTTAGGTTCGTTGCTAATCCTGCAAAAAGCTGATCGCAAGGTTGGTGAAATATTTGATTTGCTTAGACCTGATATGTTTTACAACTTGTCACATCAAATCATCTTTGCGGCAATGGTTAAGCTTGGTGCCCAATCAGACTTGGATTTGGTTACGGTAGCGGAAGAGTTAGAAAACCAAGACAAGCTTCTAGAGGCTGGTGATTATGCCTATATCGGAGAATTAGCCAGAAACACCCCAAGCTCTGCAAATGTATTGTCTTACGCTGAAATAGTCGTTGAGAGATACAACAAGCGCCAAATTATATCTATAGCGCATCACGCAAGCGATCAACTTTACAATGGTGGTAAATCACTAGAAACCATTGAGTACATCAACCGAGAGATTGAGCAAATAGATTTTACGGGAAGTTATGAGCCTAAACACATATCTGAAAAAATTGCCCCTTGGATGGATAATCTACAAGCTAGAAATGAGGGCAAATTAGACGCTGTAGGGCTTAAGACAGGAGTTAAAGGATTAGACGACCAAATTATAGGGATTAAGCCGAATTGGTTAATCACGTTGGGCGGTCGCCCCTCAATGGGCAAAACTATCATATGTCAATTAATCAACGCCCATATATCCAGAACATTGCCAACATTGTTTTTTACAATGGAAATGGACAGCGATGAAATAATGGATCGATACGTTGGCGTACTAGCTGGCGTTGAACCATCAAACCTAAGAACGGGCGCTTTATCTGATACCGAGTGGGGCAGAGTTAACCCGCTTATCGATGATATGAAAAAGAACCGCTTAAAAATCCACTACGACGAAACCGCAGCTTTATCTGTTGAGCAAATAGCCTACCGAGTTAAATCGGCTATCAAACGAATTGGTAAAATCGGATTAGTAACAATCGATTACCTAGAGTTGATGCAAAGGCCAAAGGCAGAGCGTGACGATATTTCGATTGGAACTATAACCCGAAAGCTTAAGCAGCTAGCTAAAGAAACACAGACCCCAATTTTACTACTTGCTCAGGCAAACCGTGAAACCGACAAAGTTAAGCGCCCACGTATGGGTAATCTAGCAGGCTCCAAATCAATCGAAGCTGATAGCGACTTGGTTATTTTTGCCCATCGTGAAGAAGTGGACGACGAAACAACCGCATTCAAAGGCGTAATTGAAATCATTCCAGCAAAGTTTAGGCATGGAACATGTACCCGCTCGATTTATCTGAAACGCTCGGAAGACAAAGACGGCGGAAGACTTAAATGCTTAGACATAAAAGACGTTGCAGCAATGAAAAATACTGACGATGCAAGAAGTCCTAGCGCATCAACTTATAAACCTTTCTCGTGGAATAAATAATGAACACTAAACTACTAACCCCAAAAACACACGTTGTAAGTTTTAGCGGCGGCAGAACATCCGCTTATTTGGTTCACTTGATGGAGCAAAAGCGCAAAGCTGAAAATATCAAAGTTGAATATGTGTTTATGGACACAGGCGCAGAGCATCCGAAAACATATAAGTTTATTAAAAAGTGTGTTGAATATTTCGACATTAAATTGACGTGCTTGCAAGCCGATTTTAATCAAGCGGTAGGTAAAGGGCATACATACAAAATAGTTAATGTTAATAATTTAAAGCAGGATTTAGTTAACGGGCCATACGCGCAATTAGTTAAAAAATACGGAGTGCCAACAGTGAAAAGCGCTTGGTGTACATCTCGCATGAAAGAGGAAACGCATGATAAATACTGCGCTGATAAATATCCTAACAATGACTTTATAACCTTAATTGGAATGAGAGCAGATGAGCCTAAGCGATATTTTGGCAAAAGTGCTTTTGGGAAAATTAAAGCTCATCCGTATGACTGGCGAGAGTTTCATAAGATATTTTTAGGTCAATCAGATTTATGGATTGCACCAAACGCAAAAGAAGTTTTGGCACTTCGCAAGCAAGCATTAGAAGAATCAAATATTAAATACCTTTGTGAATATAGCGACTTTAGCAAATCAGATGTAAATGATTTTTGGTCTGAAATGCCGTTTGACCTAGAAATTGAAGATCATCTTGGGAACTGTGTTTTCTGCATAAAAAAATCCATTGGGAAAATAGCCCTAGCGCAAAGAGACGATCCAGAGATAGAGAGCCAATTTAACCAAATGATTAAAAATGGAAGTGGAAGATTGAACGCCGGAGAAATAAAGAAAGGGGTTATGTATAACGGCTATCACTCCCTCGAATCAATAAAAATCGTTTATCAGGGCTCAACTAGAGACGAAATCAAAAACTCACTAAGAAGCATGAAAGATAATTCATCTTGTTCTGAATCATGTGAGGCATTCGGACAAATTG